CCTATTTCAGCATTAAGTTTTTTTACACTAGGATTTGTTTGAGTACTTTTACATTGCACATAAAAATCTAATACATTATTAGGATCTGCTATATCAATTTTAGCGTCATCTAATTTTTTACTTTCAGATCTTGATGTACATAACTCTTCATCTCCTGTTATTTCCTTTAACTCGTTTACAATTTTTCTTTCATACGCACTTCCTTTATTTTTAGAATAAGCTCCCGACCTTTTCTTTTTAGGTTTTACTGTTTCTGTTTTTGTTTCTGTTTGTTCTACTTCTTCTGCTTTTCAAGCAGTTTCTTCTTTTTTCTTTTTAGCCATTAAATATATAAAAATACTTTGTTTTTTTAACCGTTTTATCTTTTAGTATAGTATTTAAATCTTCTGTTATTTCCAATTTTTGCAGATAAGAAGATTTTTTCCACAGATCACTTATATCTTTAGCATATTTACGTTTAATAAATATACATCTGATATTATATTCTCTTTTGTATTTTTGGGCTCCTTTAACTCCAGCTAAATCATTATCATAAAGACACAATATTTCTTTAAAACTTTTTTGAAGTTTATTAAATCTATTTTGACTTATTACAATAGTTTCTGATATAGGAGCTATTGCACTTATGTTTAGTCCATATAAAGACATAACATCTTTTTGGGACTTTGTAATGATTAAACTATCTCCAGTACTAGGCAATTGCCTAATACCTTGAATTAATGAAGAAGACCAATTACTTAAAAATCTATACTTTGTTTTAGTCGGCATATATATTCTCCAAAGTTCTTCACCTTTTGCATTTTTTCCTCCATAATATCCATATATAGGAGTACGTTCTGAAGAACTTGTAAAGTAATGACCATTTAAAAATACAGATTTAAGCGAGAATACTTTAAATTTTTTTAATATCTCCAAAGAAATACCAAATCCTTCCCACCAATCCAGTTCTTTTTTAGAAAAATCTTTTAATTCTACTTGAATATTAGCAGATTTAGTTTCTTCTAGAATATTACCTGTATACTGCATTTTAGGAGGATTTACCTTCATTTTAGTATACGGCACTAAATTAAAATCATTTGCTATTATTCTCAGAGCTTGGTAGTAACTACATTTAAATATTTCCATAACTACTGTAATTACATCACCAGATATTCCTGCAAAATCTTTAAATATAAGATTTCCTCTTTTGTTTTTATAAAAGGCACAAGTAGGTCTTGTGTCTTTTCTTATAAAAGATGGGCATACAAAGAGTCCCTTTTTTACAGGGACTCCTAAGTAATGCTCCATTAAAGTTTCTTGACTTACGTGATTAAATAAGAATTCTTTTGTAATTCTTGGAGTTACTTTTAACTGAAACTCCATAAATTTATTATAGACTTGCTATATCAAAACTTAAATCTAAATCACTTTCATCGTTTGCATCATCAACTTGCCCTAAAATAGAATCATCCATTTTAGTAGGCTTAGCATTAGCTGCATTTTCTATTCTTGTTTTTTCATAAGAAGTGAAACCTATAGCAGAACCAACAAAGTTGTTTCTAACATAAGCTATTCCTTCTTGATTAATACTAGTAAAGAATCCAGGAAATCTTGCATTTCCTTTAGAATCAGTAATAAGTTTTATCTTAGTTGTGGCTCCTTTTCCTTTATCTAGTACTATTACCATATTAGCTCTTAACTCATCCCAGTTTTTGCCACCTAAAGTTATTTCTTTATTATCAATTTTCTTACCGATTTCAGGAGTAACAGCATCAATAACATGCTTTAAAAGCAACATCATTGATTCAACATTAGAAGGTGTAGGAAAAGTTGTTTCCTTACCATCTTTATTCATTTTGTTTTCTCCTCTTTGAAAATCTTCCTGTCTTGGTTCAAAAATTGTATGTTCAAACTGACCTTTATCATTAGAAAATCTTAGTTTTAATACTTTGTAAACTTGACTTGGATCTTTTCTTCCTTGAATATCTTCAGAAAAAGCTCCGTCAAACTTTACTTCATGTATTTCATTTCCAGGTAATTGTGGTTTGAATGTAGATTGTGATGCACCTGCAGTGATGTTAAAATTAAATCCACTCATTTATAAATTATTTATAGCTTAAATGTTAATTCATCTATCTCATAAGTATCTTCATCATCTGTTAATAGTACAGGATCTACCTTTGAAGAAATTTTTACAGATTCTTCTACAGATTCTGCTACTTCAGGTTCACCTAATGGAGTAAGTTTCCAAATTTCATCTTGATATGGTGTAATAGTAAATTTACTTCCAAATTCAGCTAATACAACATTTTGATTTCCTTTATAAGAAATCGTTTGCGACTTAGTCATTTTATTTCCAGAACCTTCTTCTGAAAATGCTAAATCAGTTCCTATTATAGGAATAAGTTTAGAACCTTCTTTCTCATATTTAATAACTACTCTGCATGTTTCATTTAATCCCATGTCAGCCATAGCTCTGTTATTAAATACTAACCTGTTCTCTTCTCTTGTAATAATTGGAGTATCTTCTAACTCTTTTACAACTTCTTTCTTTCTAGTAGTTGTAGTTCTTCTTTTTACTTCACCTTCTACTTGAGCTTTAACTTTAGTTACTTCTCCAGTTTCAGTATCTACATCAAAGGTTATTGTTACTGCTCTTATCATTCTTCTTCGTTATATTTATCAATTTGTTCAATTACAAATTGTAAGTCATTATCAATATAAAAATCACTAAAACAACCCATAGGTGTTTTAGCAGTTGTAGTTCCATCAGATTGAGTTATAAACTTATGTTCAACATTTCCATCTACATCTTTTATAAGTTCAGTAAATAAAACATAAGTAAAAAGACCTTCTAAGGTAATCATGTTGTCTAACATTTTCCCAATCGTCTTTATTTTATAACTAGGATTTATTGCGTCTCCTGTATTTTCACTATGAGTAAGAACACATACTTTTAAGTTGTCTCTCATATTCATAGATTCTTTTAATACAGAATAAAAATTAGAAGCAATCTGAGTAAATTTATCATAACTTTTCTCATTTGCTCTATCCATTGCTTCAAATGCCATTAAGTATTGAGCATCTTCTATAATAACAGTCCTTATTTCAGGTCTGGTTTTATCAATAATTTTTAATACTTGACCTATCTTTGCAACATCAGATGTATTATATAAATTACCTTCAAATTTCTTTGTTTCAGGATTTTGAACTAATTGTTTATAATTTTTTTTAAAACCTTTAAATGGAAGAGGTTTACCAGCAACATTAATTATAAATGTAGTTTCTGGATCTAGGTTTCTTAGAGAGGTGCTTTTTCCAGATCCAGATGCACCTACTACAGCTATTAAATCAGCCATTTATTAAAATTTAAAAACATTATCATTTTCATTTTCATCTAATGTGTTTAAATCATCTGTTTTTTGCTCTAATAATAAATATTTATCATAATCAGATATTTTTTCAGGTCTAGGTAATTCTTTAAACATACCTATTTCTCCATGGAAAATAACCCCTTTACTAACATCAGATCGACCATACCGATTTTTTAAAATTTGTATAAGTCTAAATCGATCTTTTAATATATTTTGAATAGGATATCCTTCAACTTTTGGAATTTTTTCTCTATATGGATAATATAAAGCAATAACAATTTCAGAACCATCAGTAGTTCCAGAAGTGTCTTTAAAATCATCCAATTGAACTAACTCATATCCATTAAGTTTACGGTCCATAGATTTTTGTCCTCTATTAAGTTGCTGAATAAATATTCCTGTCATACCGCATTTATTTCTAAAATAAATGAAATAATCTACAGTTCTATCTATTCTTTCTTTTTTACTTCCAGAGCCACCAATTAAGCCTACGTGGTCTATGATGGCTACTTTATATTCTGATTCATCATTTTCAGAATAATCTTCTTTATGTTCATTGATAGGAATAAAAGTTCCAAACTTTCTTAACCATTCCTTACAAGTTCCATAAATAGCTTCTGGTGTTAATGGTTTATCATATATAGTAATATTTTTTTCAACTTTGTTAAGCCATGGGATACATTGATTTATTATTTCTAGATGTTCATCAGAAATAGGTCTAGTAAGAGATAAAATATCTTCATATGTTATAATTTTACCGTATGCATCCCAAATATGTCTGGAAAGCAATTTAGCAAATAATACTTCTGCAGCCATTTCAAAAGAATAATATAAAATATTAATCTTTTTATCTCCTGCATTCTTTATAAGATTATATACAAATACATCAAGACCAAAGCTAGTTTTACCCCCTGAGGTATCGGCTCCAATAGTATAAATATATTTTCTTTGTATACCATATAGTACTTTATCAACATCTGGCAATCCCATAGAAATTCCTATATTTTTGCCACTCTTACCGTCTTCTATGTTTTTTAATAACTTGTGTACTCCCATTATAGTAATTCACTATTTTGATAACCGGCAACTTCTCCAGAGGATCTAATATATTCAATCTCATTCCATTTTTGAGAAGCAATAAATTCTAGTATAGAATAATTAATTAAATTATGTTCTTTACCATACTCTAAAGCTTCCATTACTCTTTCATGTTTTACAGAAGATAATTTTAATTGTCTACCATAGAAAAAACAGAATTCATCAATACTAAATAATCCAGCTTTAGTTATATTTTTAATAGAAGCCATTTTTCCATTAATATAAATAAAAGGAGGATATGCATCAAAAAATTCTTTTCCTATTTGGTTAGACTCT